TCTTTATCAATGGTGTAAACATAAATCAATCAATGATAGACAATGGACACGCTGTGGAGTACTTCGGTGGCAAGAGATAGAAGGTGTTCAATAAGTTTATTCGCCTGGCATTAGTCTTAGCTTTAATATATCCATTACCTGTATATGCAGAAGATGTACCTGGTGAAGTTACAGTTAATGAAGATTTTAGTGATAGCACTTATCAATCAGGTTTAACTATTAGTGGTGGTAATCAAGCTGCATATATTTATTGTAATGAACAAGGTAATTATGGAACTACAGGTTGTTCATTAGCTATACAAAGTGGTACTTATGTCTTTGAATTTTCAGAAGATGTATATGAAATAGGATTTTTAGTAGGTGCAGTAAATAATTCTTATTCTGTTAAATATTATTATTCAGATAGTACAGATGAAACAGAAAACAAATCTGCACAATCTTGGGGTAGTGATGGTAATGATATGTATGATGATTTTTACAAATCATTTACTGATTACAACAATGATGAAGCTAACACAGATAAGTTTATTACAAAGTTTGAAGTTACAATAACTGATATATCTGTATTGGATACTCTATACTGGCAGTATGTTGATATACCTGTTACAACGACATCTAGTTCGACAACAACAACTACCACCACGACTACGACTACTACATCGACTACAACTACGACTACATTACCTAAAGCGGAAGACGTTGTCGAAGATAACATTACTACGTATTTGGCTTGGGACGAATATGGTTGTGAACACCCAAACAATCCGTTATCGTATAAACAATATCTTGAAGCAATAGAAAGTGGAGATTGGTTTGGTTATCAGCCCGACGATTGCACTGATATACCTGATATTATTATTGATACTATCGAAACCGAGGAGGAAATAGATGAGCTGGACCAAGAGATACCTGGAGATGACACTCCTACAGAGGAGGAAGTTTTTATTGAAACAGAAGATGAGGAGCCAATTCTGGAGTTTGAAGATGAAGATATACTTGATGAAGAATTGGTTATTGAAGAAATAGAAGAAGAACCAGAAGAAGACATATTAGCCGATTTAGAAGATTTTATCGAGACAATAGAATTACCAGATGAAATTATAGAAATAGATTTACCAGATGAAATTATAATTGTTATTGAAGAAGTTATAGAAGTTGAAGAAGATGACATTGTTATTGTGGTGGAAGATGAAGAAGTTGATGAGGAAGTTTTGGTTGAGCCAATACAGGAAGATGTTGAGGAGGAACTTGAACAAGAACTTTCTGAGGAAGAAATCATCATTGAGATTAATGAAGTTGAAGAAATCGTTGAAGACATCAATGTTGACGAAGCCACCACAGAGGAAGTTATAGAAGTATTAGAAGAAGTAGTTGATGTTGGTGTTCAAGAGTTAGATAATGTATCAGAAGAAGTCCAAGAAGTTATTCAAGAAGTAGTAGAGGAAGCTATAGAAAATGTTGAAGTCCTTACACAAGAGCAAGTTGAAGTTGTTGCTGAGGTATTACAAGTTGAAACTGAAGATGTTGAAATTATTGCAGAGGCTATTAAATCAGATACTGTAGTAGCAGAAGCTGTAGAAGAATACGTGGAAAGAGCTGTAGAAAATGCAGACGTAGAAGACTACACCCTAGCTGACGTTGTTACTGAAGTTCAATACGAAGCATTTTTAGAAAATCCTATAGAAGTATTTGTGGATTTTGAAAACATAACAGAAATAAACCTTACAAACATTAGTAATGACATGACACAAGATCAAAAAGAAAAAGCACAAGAAGTGATAGTCCCAGTTATTTTGACTAGAATAGCTTCTATGGCCGCATTTATTTTTAGGAGAGGTTAATGTTTAAGAAACTATGGAAATGGTTTGTTGAAGCAATTAAAGAAACATTAAATTTAAGCTGGACCCTCGTTGGGCTAGTGATTGCAACACTCACGCTTACTGGAAGTGCCCAGCAGATTACTGGTCTTGCGACTTTAATTACTCTCGGTATTTGGCTGCTAACAATAGGATTTAGAAAATGAAAGCACAAGTTAATTTAGGACAAATATTACAAGGTGGTTTAGCTGCTTTAGTTGGTTGGTTATTTAAAACAGTTAATGATTTACAACAAGAAGTAGCAACACTTAAAGCACAAGTTGCTGCATATCAAGATAGTATTGGTGGTTTTAATCAAAATCTAATAATTATAGAAGAAGTTATTAGAGAAATATTATTTAAAGTAGGAGGCTAAAAATAATGTGCAAGTGCAAAATTTTATGTTGTGGGTGTAAACTACATTGTAAAGGATACAAATGAAACTACAAGTTATAAGATTTCAATTTGGCAAAGATGCCACCAACGGATTACTTTTCATAGATGGAAAATTTGAGTGTTATACATTGGAAGACCAGTATCAAGCAGTCAAAGTAATGCACGAAACTTGTATTCCAGAAGGGGAATACAAAATACAATTAAGAACTGTAGGTGGTTTTAATGATAGATACACTAAAAAGTATCCGACCTTTCATAGGGGCATGTTGTGGATCAAGGACGTTCCTGGTTTTGAGTATATCCTTATACATCAAGGTAATACAGATGAGCACACGTCTGGTTGCCTTATTGTCGGAGACTCTCAACAAGATTTAGATGTTAACTTTAATGGTATGGTCAGCTCTAGTGCTAACGCATATAAAAAATTATATCCAAAAATTTCTGGAGAGATACTTAAAGGTAACGAAGTAACAATAGAATATAGCAAAATAAATCTCAATGATTCAGATTTCAGTGGTCAGTGTTGCGAGTGTAACAAAATAGATAATATTGAGGACACGGTCAAACGCATTGAAAGTAAGTTAAAATTAAGTAAGTTAATTAAATAAGGAGACATATGTCTGATGAATTAAAAGACATGCTCGAGAGAGCATTTTGGACCTTCGTAGAAGCGTTCATTGGGGCATTAACTGTAGCACCACTTGTTGGCATTGAAGCAGAAACAGTTCAGCTTGCTGCCTTATCAGGTGGAGCCGCTGCGTTATCTGTGGTAAAAACTTTTGCCAAGAAGCAGGTGACTAAGTAATGCCTGGTTATAAAACTGGTAATCTTAAAAAGAAAACCATGAAAAAAAAGAAAATGGGCAAGAAGTTTAAAAAAAGATAACTTTTTGTATACAAAATTAAAAACCCTCTATTGCTAGAGGGTTTTTATTTATGTTACCTTGTTAGGAGGTTGCCATAAACTTGTATAAGTTTATATTAAAAAGGAACTTCCTTTTTGTCAACCTCATTATTGGCTGCAATGTCGGTAACTTCTTTAGCACCTACTGGAAAAAATTTATTAATTTCCAAGTATCTGCTATCGTTAGGGTCTTCTTTTAGTTCAACACCAATAGATTTCCCTACATAGTTTTGTGGATCAAAACTAACTTCACCTGTTTCCATAGGTATTCCTAATGCCCCCATTAGTTCAATTAGTTTCCACTTTGCATTTTTAGTAAACATAGTGAAAGTATAAAGTTTTAACCTTCCTACTTGCACAGTCCACTTCCAACCTTCGTTACCGCTTTGAGCAACGTGGTCTGCAACTTCTACGATTGTTGCTTCATAATCACCAGGGGTGATTTGTGCTGCACCACCATTACCTGATATATCATCAGTAGTGATGTTAATTTTTTTGGCTTGTGTCATTATTATCCTCCAATAACCTATCTAGGAAATAATCATCTTGTGCATATAAGTGTAGTCCTAGACCTACTCTCATCGCACATCTTTTTAATGCGTCACTTGTGGCCATTTTTAATCTATCGCCATTAGTTCTGCCTTTACGAAATGGGTGCTCAACGTCACCAACTTCTTGTATCTTAGTTACCTTACCGTCAATAGTAAGACTAAGTTCTAAGATTACGCCAGTGCATACTTGCCCCAACTCTGGGTGCATGTCATACACAATCTCTACAATACGTTGGTCAAAAGGACCCAAGTGTGCTAGTAATCTTTGGTTAACTGCACTGTGTTCTACATAATCACCAAACTTACCTGCATCACTACCACTCTTTACTAATGTAGTAAATGGTTTTGCTAAATTATTTAGCTGGGTCAAGTCTCTCACCGTCCTTCATATTTTCTGCCCACTTAGGTGCATTAGCACTATCTGTATTGATAACAACTAACTTAGGTTGTTCATCATATACTTTTTCTAAGAAAGTGTCTCTTGCAACTTCAGGCTTCATGCCACGTCTTTGAGCCACTGCGTCCAAACCTCTTAACTTTGGAACAAAGCTACCTCCTAATACTGCAGCAACATCAGCAATCTTATTTTGATCACCATTGCCACCTATTAACCAGTTTATAAATTGAACTAAATCTTGTGTTCTATATTTATACTGGTTAGTCACATGAAAAACGCTACCGTTTATTTTGAAGGTTCCGTTTTCTCTTATCTTATAAGATAACTCTCTGTCTGCATAACTTTGTATTTTTGTTGTAGCAGACTTAGCTGATGTAATAGGTATACGAGCAACTGCAATATTCTTATCGTCCATTTGGTCAATAGTATCTGCAATTTCTGTGTTCTCTATTTCATCTGCAATAACCACTTCTTTGGCTAAATCTAAAACATCGTCTGTAAACAAACTGCTCATATCTTTAACCTTCTCCCAAATAAAGTAACGCTACGTTCATCAATAGCACGACTCTTAAATTCATATTCATCGTGTCTTTTGTTGAAGTAAGTTGACAAATTATATATCTTTTGTCTTTTACTTTTTTTCAAAGTCATTAGGGGAACCCAACGATTAGGGAAATTATCCATCATTGTTTTATATCCCATACGTTCGATAAGTGGTCTAGTATCAGACTTTGTGTATACACTTTTAGGCAAAGAATCTCTTACGCCTTCAGTATTTACCATATATACCTCCTAATTTTATAAGTTTGGCGGGCAAAACAGGAAAGTTAATCTGTTTATATTGCCTTTCGTCACTTGCGTGACTTCCTGACTTAAACCAAACTTGATTCAAGTTTAGTATAAGTAGAATTTTATGCAAGAATATTTACACTAACTTAAAGTGATCCCAACCATTTTTGTTAACGGTAAACGTAACTACATTATTTACTGTTTCTGTTCCAGTTCTCTCTGTAAAGTAATTACTTTTATCTAAAGAAGGAACTTGAAACCATGTTCTTAATCCGTCTTGTATAGTTCTTAAATGGTGATAGTGACCTGATACTAAAATTGTTGCATCACCTAAACTTTGCATACCAAAACTTTGACCCTTCCAAAAGTTCATAAGTTTGTCTCCTGGATTAGTTCCACCACGAGATAGATGACCATGAGTAAAACCAATCACAGTTCCATTGCAATCTAATGTAAGGTGATGACCGTCAGGAATTACAAATTTTACATGCTTGTAAGGACCAAAAGAAAGAGCATCAGCACAAGCAGTTAGCACACCTATGTCATCATTGTCTAATTCTGTAGTCAAAACTTTACCGTCTTTGCCACGATTCTGACCATGATTACCAGGGACACCACCAACAATTACTTTAGGTGCATGTTTAGATAGTGTTGTAATAATTTCTAACAACAAACGTCTACACAGTGTAACTTGTTCTATTCTATCGAGCTGAACTTGATGACTTTGGCCTGCATAAAATCCTTCAACTCCTTCAATGAGATCACCAAGAGATATTATGTAGATAGTAGATACATTAACTCCTAATTTTTTTAGTTCTTTTAATCTATCAACTGTGTTATCTAAACTAAGTTTTATTCTATCTATAGTAGCTTGTGGTCCACCTCCATCAGGTTTTCCTAATTGCCAGTCACTAGCAAAATAAAAAAATCCAACACCTTTTTTAGTTTGGACTTTCTTTCTTGGTTTATGTTTTTTAATTTCATCAATTAATTTTTTTAGATCACTGTCTCTATCTGGATTTTTTTTCCTTATGTCTGCTTTGTAATACCAGGCCTGCTCTTTGATACCAGAACCCATATTCATATCCCATGTTCTTACATGTAGATTACCCACAATCTCATAGAGCTTTGGGTCCCAACCCCACTCTCGCAACAGGGAATCGAAAGTGGGATTAGGATTTGTTGTAGGACGAGATACGACACTACCTACATTAGTATTGGGATTATATGAGATACCAGGTTCAAAACCTTTGGGGTGTTTTTGTTTTGCAGCTACTTTATGTTCGTCAATTTGTTTTTGTTTTTTAAGGTAATCGTCTAAGGATTTCATCTTTAATGTGTTTCTGTATTGTTTTAAGTGCGAACGGGTTGCCTTGTTGTTGTAGATATTCTGCTACATACAGTATGGGATAATCATTTTGTATTGTTTGAGTAACAACATCTTCAAATAGTTCTTGATTATCTGCATACCATTTACGTCTAATTTTACCTTCCATAAAATCAGTTAAATTTGATTTATCTAGTGACATAATCCTCCTATATATATTACAATAGATTATAATAGCATAGTTAGGAGTGTTATGAAGACAACAATAGAATTAATGAGCCACACATGGGCTAATGGAGGTGGTGGTAAAGTATGGTTGGCATCTAACGATAACCAATGGAAAGAAAATTGCCATGATTGGTCTGAATACGGCAGCATACTTAAATACATAAGCAACCAACCACAAGGTGCAGACCTCTACTGGACACCTCTTGTATTTGTAAACAATGAATCTAGAAAAGCTATTAATGCAAAACAAAATCAAGGAGTTTTATACGTTGATATGGATAGAACAGACATTAGTTATGAAGATTGTTTTCAATTAATTCCCGAACCAAGTTTTATATGGACTACAAGTAATAATAGATGGCAAGCTATTTGGCTTCTTGAAGACACAATACGAATATCTACACAACAAGAAGTCAATAGGAGGTTGGCGTATCATCTTAAAGCAGATACTGGTGCTTGGGACGCAGCTAGAGTGCTGCGGGTGCCAGGTTCTATTAACTATAAAAGAGGCGGTGAAGTTGGGGGCATTGTTAAGTATGAGCCTGATGTTGTATTTAACATAGACGACTTTGATCCATTACCAAACGTAATGAAAGCCGACAATAACTTTAATAGTGATAGTGGTGGTATGCCTGCCGTGCCTTTGTATAATGATTGGCAACTATATATTAAAAAAGAGTGGGACAACATACCACTTGAAGCTAGATACTGGATAACAATTACTGACAAGCAGTATAAATCTCATGGTGTGATTGATAGAAGTAATTTAGTTTATACCTTAATTAAAAAATTAAGTATCTACTATTCGCCACAAGAAGTTTTTATTTTATTGTGGCATGCACCATTTAATAAATTTTTGAATAGACCATTGACTTTATGGCAACAAATTGAAAAATTGAATTTGAAATTGCAAACTACTTAAGACCAC